TGTAGATATTGCAGAGAACAAAGAGTCTCGTAAAGAGTACAGGAGAAGAGCAGCTGATGTACAAAACATCAATCACCAAGCATTCCAACGTTCTTGTAGAACAAGGATGACGATGAATGCGGTGAAGGTGTTTAAGGATAGAGATCAGTTCTACATCCCGTGGTCGTTTGATTACAGGGGTCGTGCTTATCCCATCCCTGCTTTCCTCACACCGCAAGATACAGACTTCGGTAAGTCTCTGCTCAAGTTTCATGATGAAGCGTTTGTAGATGAATACGCCTGTGATTGGTTAGCCTTCCAGGTAGCTACAACGTACGGTCTAGATAAGGCGACCATGGCTGAGCGATTAGCATGGACGCTAGACAACCACCAACTCATCACAATCATCGCTACTGACCCACTCAGTAATCTGCATGAATGGGAGGGTGTCGATGAACCTTGGCAGTTCCTTGCAGCGTGTGAAGAGTATTATCATTGTGTGATTGCATGTGATCGTTCACATACTTCACTGATGGTAGCTACTGATGCTACATGCAGTGGTCTTCAGATCCTTGCAGGATTAGCACGTGATGCATCAACTGCACGACTAGTTAACGTCCTTCCGTCCGATAAACCTCAGGACGCTTACAAGGTCGTTGCAGAAACTGCTAAACCGTATGTCCCGTTTGATATACGGAAACATATGGACAGGAAAACGGTCAAAAGGGTCGTTATGACTGTCCCTTACAATGCTAAACCTTACTCCAATCGTGGGTACATCAGGGACGCATTGAAAGAGAAGGGAGTAGACATCAGCAATGAGCAGCTGACAGCTACTGTTAAAGCAGTTAGGGATGCTATGAATGTGGTCGTCCCTGGTCCTATGGCTGTTATGTCGTGGATTGAAAAACAAGTAGCAGAGTCCATTAAAAGGGGTTCTTCTGAAATCACTTGGACTACTCCTTCTGGTTTTGTTGTCACACAACGACTAATGAAATCAGATACACAACGGATTGAACTGCAGCTACTAGGCTCGGTTACTAAGATCCGTTTAGCTGTCGGCGATACAGACATCGTTGACCTTGCTCACCACAAGAATGCAACAGCTCCCAATCTGATCCACAGCTTGGACGCCAGTCTGCTACACTTGTCAGCGTTGCGGTTCGACGCACCCATTGCACTGATCCACGACTCTGTACTGTGTAGAGCCACAGACATGTCCACCTTGTCCACGCTTGTACGTGAGACATACATGCACCTGTTCGCAGAGCATGATTACTTGAATGACTTCGCATCTCAAATAGGTGCGGAGACTGCACCACCGATTGTAGGCGACCTTGAGCCTGAGTCGGTTATTGAATCCACCTACTTTTTCTGTTAATGGCACGCACCATCCACAAGACCGAACAGCCTGTGATCCTTGAGGGTTATCAAGCTGTACTGAAACCCGGCAAGTACGGGTACAAACTCGCAGCACTTGTCGATCAGGCAACTGTTGATAAGCTCGAAGATGAGCGCACCGAAGTCCTGAAGTGGGCGGAAGGTAAGCTCAAGAACCCTAAGCGTTCTACTCTCAAGCCTGAGCCTTGGGAAGAAGTTACTGAGGGTAAGTATCAAGTCAAGTTTAGCTGGAATGATGACACCCGTCCTCCTGTCGTTGACAGTGAGGGTACGCTCATCACTAACGAGGATACGCCTCTGTATGGTGGTTCTAAGGTGAACCTGGCATTCTACCAGAAACCTTACATCCTCAAGGATGGTGTAACCTATGGCACTAGCCTGAAGCTGGCAGGTGTACAGGTGATTGCACTCAACGCCTCTGCTGGTGTTGACACTGGTGACATGGATGAGGCTAGTGTTGCTGACTTGTTCGGTAAGACTGCTGGCTTCAAAGCTGGTGACCCTAACATCACTTCCAACGACGATACCGCTACTGACGACGACTTCTGATGATTACCTTTGATTGCACTAAGAACGAAGAGCTTGGACTGTACGAAGGCACCCTGTGTGTCAAGCTGCCTGAGATCAGTGTCACCCGCTACAAGGCGGATCGCAACGACTTCAAGTATGAGATGCGTCGTGCGGTATCGGAGATCGTTGAAGAGATCATCGAGAAACACCTAGACGACTGATGTATAGATCAGGCTTGGAGGGCAAGGTCGCTGACCTTCTCTCCAGCTTGAAAGTTAAATACGAATACGAATCACGCAAACTCGCATACGTTCTCGAATGCAACTACATCCCCGACTTTCTTTTACCGAATGGTATCTTTCTCGAAGTGAAAGGACGCCTGACGAGCGAGGATCGCCGCAAGATGAAAGCAGTGAAGAAGAGCAATCCCGACTTAGATATTCGCTTCGTCTTTCAAGCACCCTTTAACAAGATCTACAAAGGATCTAAAACAACATACGCCAAGTGGGCAGAACGTAATGGTTTCCCCTGGTGCTCATATCAAAGTATACCTATTGACTGGCTCAAATGAGCGAGAGCGAATTTATAAGGCACGAGCCTTGTATCCACTGTGGCTCATCGGATGCTAATTCTTTGTACTCCGATGGTCACAGTTTTTGTTTTTCATGTAACACCTATACCCCTGGAGAGGGAGAGGTTGTTCACAATCATCAAAAAATGACCACCAATGTTCAACTACGTGGCTCAGCCGAACGGCTGCAGAAACGACGTATCTCCCAAAAAGTCTGTCAAAAATACAGAATACACAAAGATGGAGACGTCCTACGCTTCTATTACTTCGACAGTTCTGGAGTTCTTCAAGGCTGTAAAGTAAAAACCAAAGATAAAGTATTTACCTATGAAGGACAAGTTCCCGGCACCCTCTTTGGACAACACCTCTTTCCTTCCACTGGAAAACGAGTGGTTATCACTGAAGGAGAACTCGATGCAGCTTCGTGTAGTGAAGCTATGCCGAGCTGGCCGATGGTATCACTACCTAGCGGTGCCG